AAAAGATTAATAACTTTTTAAAAAACAACACAAAAGAAATATTAGGGGTTATATTTTTAATCCTAATATTTATAGGAATTGCAGGTGTAAAAAAATATGATGAGTTGAAAAAAAGCATTAGTGACACTTCATTAATTCAAAATCAAATAGAGTCTAATGTAACTGTTGCAAAAATACAAAGTGCAAAAATTATTAAAACAGTTGATAATAAACCTTTGGTAACTCCTAAATGTAGTCCTGCTGAAATTAATTACACTTTAAAGAATACAGATAAACTACTTCAAAATAGAAACTGGTTAGTTTTAGATTTAGATACATTTAAAAAGGTTAAGACTTTAACGAAATTTGGTAAAAAATATGAATATTATCAACGATTTGGTAAAGATGATTTATATATTACTATTGCTAAAAAGATTAAAGAATAGTACTTGGATTGTTCTTAAAATTATTTTTTTACCAATAAAAATAATAAGAATATTGATTCAAGCATTAAACTCAAAATTGAATGAATGGTTTTAAAAGACAAGTATAATCACTTGTCTTTTTTTTATTTCCCCAAAAGGCTAAAACATGATATTTAAAACTACCCTATTTCTTCTATTAAATTCTAATTTATTAGCCTATCCTCCTTATAAAATAGTAGCTATGTACTTTGATGAATTAGCTTTTATTGTTGATGTAGAGGGTGTGGATATAAAAACAAAAGTCAAAAATTGTAAACCCAAAAAAGACAAACTAACAACTATTCAATGGCTTATAAAAAATAAGCTCCGTTCAAAGAAATTAACTGTATCAAATTTGGAAGCAAAAGATGGAACAATATCTGCAATATTCTATTTTAATAATATTGAATTGTCGAAAATATTATCAAAAAATAAGCTATGTAAATAATACCTTTATAAAAAGAGCCTTGTTTTATAGAATAAAGCAATAACAAAAAGGGTTTTACATGACAGATTTAGCAAATAGAGTTGATAAGCTAGACGACAGATTGAGAATTATAGAAAATAGCAATTCAACTTTAAATGAGACAATGAAGCATCTATCGCATAGCTTAGATAATTTTGTAGATAAATTAGACAAAAGAGAACAATCAGATAATGCAAGATTTAATAAATTAACTAATATTGTTTATATCGGTATTGGTGGTTTGATTGTGTTTCAATTTTTACTAACAAATGGTTTAGTAAAGCTAGGGGTATAGTATGGCAATAGACGCAACCATAAATGGATTAAATGCAAATAGCTATATAGATATACCAACTGCTGATGATTACTTTGCTGGGCGGTTATATAGTGATTTATGGACTAATGCAGATCCTATTAAAAAAGAACAAGCTTTACGAACAGCTACAGCTCGTATTGATATGGAAAAGTTTTATGGATATAAGCAAGTAGCAGAACAGAGATTAAAATTTCCACGATTATCGCTAGGTGTGCTTGATGGTGTATCTCTTGATGGAATTATACCTACACAGTTAAAAAATGCCGTATGTGAATTAGCTATACATCTTTTAAGTGTTGATATGAGTAAACCATCTGTTGATATTAGCGGTGTTCAAAAGTTTCAAGCAGGTAGTTTAAAAGTTGATTTTGTTGCTCCTGATAAAAACGATAATGTAACTATAGATAATAATGAACTTCCACCATTTGTTAAGTACTTATTGGCTGATTTTAGTAAAACAGTTGCAAATAGTGGTTTAATTGATATAGGTCGTTAATATGTTTACACAATTTAAAGATATAGCAACTGCAAATATACAAAGATTTGGTAAAAAAATATCACTAATTAAAAAAGGTAGCTCTACTTATGTAGCAGGTCAAGGTGTAGTTAATACTGATGATACTCAAATAGATTTTTATGCAATTATTGATACTTTTGAAAATATAGAAATTGGAGATCTTATTAAAGCAGGAGATATTAAAATCATTGTTGCTGAAAATGGCACTAAATATAGTATTTCAGATGATAAAATTGAAATTGACAATATTAAATATAACATCATAAATGTAAATAAGATTTATGGTGGAGATATTGTTATTACTAATGAAATTCAATTAAGAAGATAGCAATGCTTACTTCAAACATAGCTCAATTTTTAAAAGATACAGATGCAAAAATAAAAGCAGAAGTTAAAAAACAAGATGCAGAAGCAAAGAAAATATTAACTGATGCTTATTCATTAATTACTAATAACAGTCCAGTTGATACTGGTCAATTTGTAGCTAATAATATCGTAACAATAAATAGAACAACATCTAAAGTACTAGAAGAAGCATCGAGCAAAAGTGAAGCAGTTTTAGAAGCAAATAGTTTAATTGATGGATTAAACACTAAAAAAGATTTCACATTTGTAATTCAAAACAATCTACCCTATGCAGACAAATTAGAAGCAGGACATAGTAGTCAAGCTAAGGCTGGTGTTTATGGGGTTACTGAACAAATAATCAAAGATGACATTAAAAAGGGTAGAAGATGAACATATCAGCATTAAAAAGTCAATTAGAAGTGTACTTAAACACAAACATTACAGATATAGCGATTAAATGGGAAGATTTAAATATTTATTCTTTAAATAGTACGACATTAGATCAGACTCAAATAGATGCTTTAGATACTTTTATCGCCCCTACTCTAATTCTAATTAGCTACAAAAAAGAGCTATTAGGTATAACTGATGGCTATTTAAACAAGGCATTTTTACAAATATCTATTTATACTAAAACTAATACTGGTGCAACTGCTAGGCTTGAATTAGCCGATAGATTGTCAAGCCTTTTTAGAGGAAAAGTAATCGAAGATGTAACTATTGAAAGTGTAGAACTTCTTAATAAATTTAATGTAGGAGAATTTACTGTTTTACCTATTAGATTTGTAGCTAAACTTTATTCAAACTAACCTAAAAATAATACCTTTTTGAAAATCCTTTAAACCTATAAACTACCTTATAAATTAAAATAAAGGATTTAATATGGCACAAGGACAAGGAAGTTCAGTATCTCTACGAATGGGTTACGAACCATCATTCGGAATAGATGCAACATCAACAACAGAAATACCATTTATACCAACACTTACATTAAGTGAAACACAAAATCAAAATCAAAGTAATGTTATTAATGGAAATAGAGATGCAAGCGAGCCTTATTTAGGCTTCAAAAGTGCAAGTTCATCATTTAGTGTACCTTTAGATACAAGATTATCTGGGCATTGGTTTAAATCAGCACTTGGAACTGTGGTATCAACAGACAATGCTGGAGTAATTACACATAAATTCACTAGAAATGATACTGTTTTACCATCTTTGACTCTTGAAAAAGCTCATACTGATATTAACACATTCCATAAAGGCAATGGGTTTAAATTAAATGATTTTGCTTTTGCATTTGGCGGAGAAGAAGAAGCAAAACTTGATTTAAATTTTATAGGTCAAAAAGTAACTCTTGGAACAGTTGAATTAGTAGCACCTGCAACTAATGGCATTGGTGCAAAATTTGAACCATTTACTGCAACTGTTACTGGTGCAACTAAAGTTAAAAGTGGATCTATTTCTTACAATAATAATTTAGATGGTGGTCAATACGTTATCGGTGATAATGGAACAGTTGGCGATATTCCACTTGGGATGGTTGCTGTTACTGGTAGTTTTACTGCAATTTATGAAAATGACACTCTTTTAAACTTAGCTAAAAACTCAACAACTACAAGCTTATCAGTAAAACTTACTATTGATGCAAATAATAGTGTTGAATTTAAAATTAATGAGATGAAATTAGAACCAACTGGAATTGAAGTGTCAAGCCCACAAGGTATTGAGCAGTCATTTAACTTCACGGCATTTTATAAAGCAGGAGCGGACAATTCAGCACTTGTAGTAACACTTGTAAATGATGTAGCTAGTTATTAAGTAATCGGGTATTAAGGAGAGTGATGTTCGCCTTAATACCTATTTTTTAGGAACATCAAAAAAATAATATTTTAAAGGAATATCAAAAATGAGAGTAATCAAAAAAGATAAAAATTCAGTCGTATTGACTAATGAAAGTGATGTGTTTGCTGGTACAGATTTAGAGACTGATATATTTAGTGTAGAAATCAAGCCATTAAAAAAGGTTGATACAATCAACTTAATGCAAGAGTGTGTTATTGAAGATACAAGCAAAATAAATGTAGGTGAGTACTCTAAACAACTTTTTACGATGTCAATAGTTAATGCTAGTGGATTTGAAGATGAAAATGGAGAAGAATTAGAGTGTGATTCTGATTTAAAAGAGTGGCTGTGGGAAGATGCTCCTGAAAAATTAACATCTGCAATTAAAGATATTGTTGATGGTTTCAAAAAAGATGAAGCTGAAAAAAAAAGCGAAATAGAAGATTCGCAAAGCAATATGCAAAATGGATTACCATATCAAGAACAAACTGCATAAGTTGTCAAGAAGTATCTAAAAACACTCCATGTGTTGTAAAAGAAAAGCCCGTTAATTCACACTTATATGATGTGATTGATGGGCTTTTTGTATGTAAATATAAAGCTCCTGAAGTTAATCCTATTCAAAACTTATTTATTGATACCTATAATCGTTGCAATAATGCAAGAGATGGAATGAGTGGATCTCTTAATTACTCTTTTGTTGAAAAAATGGCATCCGTAAATGGTATTGATGATGAGCTATTTAATGATTTTATTGAATTTATAAACGAGTGCGAATATGCAAGGGCTGAAAAAAGAGCCAAAGAGCAGAAAAGTAAATAATATTAAAATTTTCATACCTTTTTAAAAATCATCCTTTTTAATAATATCTACTAATAAAAAGGATAGTTATGAGTTTACAATTAAAAATTGATGTTAAAAATAACGCAAGCAAAGAATTAATCAGATTACAAAAAGATTTAAAACAACTAAATATAACTATTCCTAAAACTTCAGCTAGTTTTGGAGCATTAAGTGCTTCAATGGCTGGATTTATTGCATCTACTTATGCACTAAATAAAGCATACGGGGCAACTATAAAAAGAGGTCTAGAATATAATAACCTTATAGAAAATCAAAGAAACTCAATAGCTACTTTAATAAATGTTACATCTAAAAATATTGATAGTCAAGGTAAATCATTAACTTACCAAGAAAAGATGAATTTATCTCTTGCAAATTCTAATGAATTAATGGCTGAACTTACCAAAATCAACGCAAATACACCACAAACATTAGGTCAAACAGCACAAATCTTTAAAACTATGTATGCACCTATGCAAAAGGTTGGTGCTAGTCAAAAAGATTTAATTTATTTAACAGAAAAGTTAGCAATAGCATCTAAAGTCGGTGGAGTTGAATTTAATAGTTTATTAGCAGGTGTTGATGGATTAGCGAGTGGAACAGTTTTAGCAAATAGCGATTTAGGTAGGTTTCTAAGTAGTTTAGGCTTAACAAATAAGGCATTAAAAGAAAGTGGAGATGTAGTAGGTTTATTAAAAGAAAAGCTAAAAGATTTTAAAGCATTTGATGATTTAGATACATCTATCTCAAACTTAAATGTTCAATGGGATACTTTAACTGGGAATATGACTAAAGACATATATTCAGCACAAAAGATATATACAAAGCAATTAACTGGCTTTTTGAAAAAATTAAATGATGAATACAAAGACTACGAACAAAATATAAAAAGAGTTGCTGATATAAGTAAACTAAAAAGTACGCAAGACTTATCAAGAGAGTTGAAACAATTAAAAGATAAAAGCGAAGCATTAAAAAATATTACTACATTTACTAAATATTTAAAATATGGTAGTGAAAGTGCCTATAAAGGTGAGATTAAATATAACGATTTTTTAATTAAACAAGCTGAAAAAAGATTAAAACTATTAAAAGAAGAAAAGTCTTTAAAAGTAGATTCGCCTAAACTTGTTGCTAAAGATGCAGTAAAAGTTGATAATACAGATTATAAGGCACTGGCAAAAGAGCAAGAGCAATATGAAAAAGATTTAATGGATGAAGCTGAACAGTCATTTGTAGACATGGATAACGCTCTAAAAGAAAGTTTAGAGTATAGAAATAGCTTAATAATGAGTGATACATCATGGCAAAATTATTTTATAAAAACTAAAGATTATGAAAAGGCTTGGCTAATAGAAAGTGCTAATATTATGCAAGAACACTCAGCACTTACTGAATCAGAGATGCAGAAGCTTTTAGAAATAACCAAAGTTGAGTTTTTTGATAAAGTAAAAGATGAGATGAAAGATATTGAACCTTTTACTTTTAAAGTAGAAGTAGATACTAGTAGTTTTAGTGATATGCAAAATGATATTTTAAAAGTTTCAAAAGGTTTTGATACTTTGAGTAAAGAGCAAAAAGCTTATGCTAAATCAACTGCAAATATGAATAAAGATAGTAGAAAATTCAAAGAATATGAAGCTCAACATACGCAAAATCAGATACAAGGCTATGCAAATTTAGCAGGTGCTATGGCTTCGTCATTCAAGCAAGGCTCAAAAGAAGCAAAAGCAATGATTGTTGTTCAAACAGCATTAAGTGTGGCTACTGCAATGGTAGCTATCGCAAATGCTGGAACGGGTGACCCATACACAGCAATAGCAAGAGTGATAGCTATGATTGCAACATTAAGGAGTGCTGGAATTGCACTAAATAGTAGTAGTGGAGGGAGTGATGTAGTGCCAAAAGACTATTCATCTACTATTGATAGTGCAAACTATGCTCAAAATATAAATATAGACATTGCGGATTACGATAACAATTTTGATAAATTTATGGAGGGGCTAGATAAGGCTTCTGAAAGATTAGAAGCTTTTGGAAGTGTTGGTTCAAGTACAAGTAGTGAGATTGATGCATTATTAAAAGCTAAAATAGATAGTGAAAAATTAATAGGATTAAGAGCAGCATTTGTTAAAAGTATATATGGGGGATCATTACCTGCTCATTCTGTGCAGACTGAAAAAGACTGGTTTGGAATAGATCTAACCGATGGTGAAGGTTATATAGATAAATATGAAATAACAACACGAGATGGATATTCTTCACAATCTGATTTTTTAACTTGGGTAAAAGACAATCAAGATATTTTTACAGAAATAGGTGCAGTGTGGGAAGATTTATCAAGTACAAGTGAATTAAAAAAAGCGGGGACAGCCTTAAGATCATCTACAAACGAATTAACTACTCTCTTAACAGAACAAGTCGCAGACAGTTTAGATTATGGCTTGTTAGACAAAAGCCAATTAGAAAATTTATTAGATGGGTTTGACTTGTCTGAATATAATAAAACACTTGAACAAATCAATGACTTAGCAATTACCGCAAAACAGCAAGGTGGAACTCTAACAGATGAGCAACAAAAACAATTAATTGACTTATATACTTTGCCAAACTTCATTCAAGGTCAAGATTACGAGGGTGCAATAGAAAAACTACAAGAATTTAACGATGAAATT